TTAGATTTTGTCAGCGTGGTGGATCAGTACAAACTTTTCCCATAATTCATCTTGCGATTCAGTATGAGCAGGATCGATGATAATTGTATTCGTGATAGGGCATACCGACTGACAAGTCGGTTTATCATAATGTCCTACACATTCAGTGCAAAGATCAGGATTGATTTCATAAATATCATTCCCCATTGAAATGGCATCGTTAGGACATTCGGGTTCGCACATATCGCAGTTAATACAGCGTTTTGTAATTAATAAAGACATATCAATAATTTACATTTAATTAAGTTAATAATCAGTAACTTATATCTTGCACCTATTAGTTACCATCGTCTGTTACTTGTGTTTTTATACAGTATGATTTACATTGAATAACTCTAATTCGTAACACAAAACCGCAACACATACTGTTTTTACTGCTCTTAAAATACCTAATGTGTGAGCTTTAAATTTAATGTGTTGAAATACCGGAGTATTTCAATGTCAAATATAGCAACACAAAAGCAAAAAACACCAGATAATGATGAATATACAGACGCTCTTAGTCGTTGGGAGTCATGTAAGCCACCTTACACAAGTACACACATAAGAATCTGTGTTACTGCTGTCAAAACCATTTTAAAGCATATCAATAAACCACGTCGCTCTAAATATGAAAAAGAGCACTACTTGCGTATTGATTTTAGTAAGGCGGGTAAGGTTACCATATACGCGGAATATCCTAAACACATGGATATAAAAGGCCAGAAATTAGGGGAATGGCCAGAACTATCATTACCGATAGCAAGAGAGAAAGCGAAAGCATTAGCTGAAGAAGGGCTAAGAGCTGAATCTGTTCATCAACTATTAGATCTTTATGAAAAAGATTTAGCAGGGAAAGTCGAACGCTCAAAGTTAAGTGAAAATAGTTTTTATACTTATCGTTGCAGAGTAAAACAACTGAAGCTGACGTTCGGATCGCGTGAAGTTTTTAGTGATGTGAAATACTCACGATTAATAGAAATATTGGACAATTGGATACAAACAAAATCAAATAATCATGCATTAGAGTTATTTGCTGAGATGCGCCGATTTTGGAAATATGCATCCCCCATTTATTCTAATGGAAGAAATATTGCGTCGAGCATTCCTGATGATTATGTGTCGTCACGGGTGCAGAAACCCATGCCAACGAAACGATATACTGATATTGAGTCCATTGCCACCTTATGGATGAACGTTGCTTCAAGCACCTCTGTGCATCAAAAAAATGCAGTTAGATATATGATCCTCACTGGAGTTAGACCAATCAATGTTGTCAATTTGAAGTGGGAATATGTTGATTTAGATAACTTAGAAATAACTTATCCAGCTGGTTTAATTGGTATGCGTGGTGCAATGAAAACTCAAAAAGAGTTTAGAGTGCCAATTACAAAGGCAATGAAAAGCTTACTCGAGGAACAATTAGCTTGGAAAAATTCCACTGTTAATTGCAATAAAGAATATGTTTTCCTACAACCTAGAGATCCACAATTAGCGTTTTCTAAACGTTCATTGGATAAACTAGTTAAAACATATAGCCCTGAAGGGGCGGTGAAGGGTGTAGTGCATGAGGGAACGGTGAAGGGAAAGTCCGGAGCATTTAATACTATGTGCCGTAAGTTTTTTAAAAGTAATATAATTGCACAAATGCGTCAAAAAGGCTTTTCACGTTCTGATACTAAAGAAATTAGCATGCTATGTTTACATCACTCTGATAAAAGTGAAGATCCAATGGCTGAACATTATGACTTTTCTGATGAGATACTGCAGGAAGAGATAGCGCTAAAGCGTCAAGCATTTGAGGCTCATGAAAATAGTATCTTGACTCAAGTAGCGCTATTACGTCGTAAACTTAGTTAATAAGTGCTCTTACATTTTTCAATAAAAGCTTTTACATTTTTATACTCGTATCTAACTACTTTACTTGTAAATTTTATAGGTGCGAGTATTTCTTTATGACGATGATTATTATTCCAGTCACATAATGTTTTGGTTGTTATGCCACCAATCAAAGCACATACTTCTTCAGGAGTTAACATATCATCATCTTCATACTCTTTGCTTTTAACGTTATCTGGGATATTTGTCGTTTCTTTTTTTGTTTTGCGTTCTACGCATACGTCTGTTTTCATTTCGGTCTTGCCTCATCATATTAGATATTAACAAGTCGGCAGTCTGACAAGCATTTTTTATTTCTATATCGGTGCAAGGTTTATTTTTTATACTCGATGCAAGCCGGCCTAATTTAATATCAAAATCTGTTAATAATTGAGAACCTGGTTCCCAAGGTGTTAATAATTTCATGGTGATTACCCATTGGTCTTGAATAAACCACCATGCTAATAACAACGAAAAGTAAAAACTGATTATGCTTAATCAACTTTTTACTCGAATAATTCCCTCTACTGGATAGCACTCTGCAATTTTTCCTTTGGTCGCGAGTACCTCTTTATCAATTAAACAATTTTGTTCATCAGGATAAATGTAGCCATAGGGCTCGAACTGACAATTCACTGAACTGCATATCAAAAGGAATAAACCAAACATTATTGTTCACTCCTCTGTTGCTCAGCGGGAGAGGGTTGAAGTTCAATTTTGACGTGCGCTGGAAAATCGTATGAAACATGGCAACGTCTATCTGTTGAAACAAAGCCATGTGTGCCATCAGGTAATGTGATCTTTACGGCTTGGTCTTTTTGTTGGGAGTGTCTTAGCATTGGTCTTGCCTCTTTGTGACATGTCACACTAATGAATAATAGCTGTATTTATAGGGTGTCCCAGTTGTAGCAATAACGCTTTTTGCATTGATGAAAGTGCTTGCTGTTCTTGCTCTGTGACATTTTTTGTTGATGCTGTAGACCATTCGATACTGCATTTATTAGTTGCTTCATCATGGGTAATAACAACTTCTAACTTCATGGCCATAACGTTTATCTCCTGATAATGCGCCCAATAAAGGGCGCTATTATGAATTAACGAACCATTAATGATCGGTCACCGACTTCTAAGTGAGCACCAGGTATTTCAATTCCGTTTTCAAGCGCTTCTTTGATGCCTTTTTTATCAGGCGCGGTGATGGTTTGAACATCAACCAACTCATCCGGTAATAAAGCCTCATTGTCGATAATGACTCGAACAACTCCAGCTCTAGCAGTGAATGTATTTTTTGTTGTTTTTAATTTATCTAATCCTGAAGCCAATAAGCAGTTAAGAGCATATTTCTTTAGGTTTTTAGCTTGGTTTTCGAATGATTTTTTACGATCAGATAAACGTTTAGATTCCTCATCAAGTGTTTTAGCTTGACCTTCGATATTACGAACGTGGTGCATAATCGCATCTAATTTGTCACCTAACTCGCCCTCGATACCTTCCAGCGTATCTGCGATATCTTCAGGAGAGAATTCTCCTGTTTCAACGAGTTGTTGTAATTTTTCGTAATTGGTCGCCAGTGCGATAGCCGTAGTTTTGGTCATTAGATTGCCTCTTCTTTCTGTTTCAGTTGGTCTAAACACTCTTTTTCGATTTGGTTTAATCGACGTAAACGGCCTGATAAATATTTCTCGTAATCGTTGTCACGACGTTCTTGTGCTGATTTGATATGTGCAGAAATTTCGCGCGTTAATGTGGATGCAATGCCCCGCAATTCATTCTCAGTAACAGCACTACGCATCACTTCCGTATGTTTAGTAAATTTCTCGTCTAATTCTTTGCGAATACGCGTGAAATCTTCAGCTTTTTCACTCGCGTTTTTAATTTCAAATTCAAGTTTATTACTTGCTAAGTATTCAGGGTTATCATGCATACCCATAAAGACATCAGAGCTAAAGCCAAGCATTGACAGTGCCTTTTTGATTGCATCAGTCAGCGATTTTTTAATAACTTCGCCATCAACTTTAATGCCATAGTTAGTCTGATAACGGTAAGGAGTCGCTCCATAACTTTCAAACTCACCGCGGGTTTCACATTCGATGATGTACCAAAAACGGATCTTAATTGAGTGGTTTTGTTCGCAGAATAACGAGCCGTCACCATCCCGCAAAAAACGGGTTGCAACTTGTTTATTACGCTCATCAAGAACAGGTTCTACAAGAGGCTTTCCATCAATGAATTTTTCTTCAAGGACTTCATAACCCCAGCCTTCACCAATAGGGCCGAATATTTCAGTTGCGCGCATAAACATGTAGGTGCTGTTTATACTGGTGCCTATAAATCCCACGCCTTCTAATGGTTTAGTAAAGCGAGGGTCAGTACGTTGCACACGCTTCCAAATATTAAGATTATTTGCATCACCTAAATTAAGAACTTCCTCAAGCACACTCGCGCGTTGCTCAAAATTATCGTGTTGTACTGATGGTATTTCAGGCTCTTTAGGTTCTTTAGTTTGCTCAACCACTTGAGCTCTTTCTGTCTTAGGTTCTATTTCTTGCTTTTTGCGTGAACGTTTAGGCTTAGTTTCCTTTTCAACGGTACTTTTGCTAGATACCGAAGGGGTATTATCCAATTGGTTAGAGGTGATACTTTCTTCTTTTTCAGAGTTGCCAGTAGGCTTATTAATACCTAAATGAAGATCAATAAATTCTTTTCTCGCATTGTGGTTATCTAATAGCTCAGGCTGTTTTTTACTTTCAGTTATCAACGCAAAAATCTTTTCACGAGGTATATCCAATATGCCATCAGTTGCACGTAAACCCATTGACCAGCGCTTCCATGCTTTATTATCGTCATCTATCAGTTCTTTGGCTTTCTTTACTTGAGAGGGCAGAACATTATCAGAATCAAAATCATCTAAGAGTGCTAAAGCGATTTCAGTATCTATGGTTGAATAGTTACGCTTGATAGAAGATATTTCTTCTTGTGGTTGTTCTGGTTCTTCTGTTAGCCAACTTTCACCTAATGACTTAGCTTCTTCAACGGTGACATCTTCATTAGCAAACTCATAGATAGCCTGTGCTATTTCCATCGTTTGCTCAGCATCCATCAAAGATAATTTTGTTATTTCAGCAAGGCCTGTGGCGATATTACGAATTTTGGGATCTTCTGTGCCAGCAAGATATTTCAATGTAAAAGAGAACTCTTTGTTTGTTATTTGAGTCTTTCCAAATAACAACAGACAGGCAATACGAGGTTTTGTGGCCAGTTTTTTAAATTCTCTATATTCAATAGGTTTCCATTGAGTACCGTCATACTCATTTTCAACAGCAAATTTTTCATCGAAAGCATCTAAAGTAGGGCATACAGAACCGTCAATATGTTCGCTAATTAATGGCTCATCAGTATTAAAGTTATCCATAGCTTCTGGATATGCTTCAGACAATTTTACTACTGCAGTCGCTGTTGCCAGTTTTGCATTAGCGGTATTTAACGCTATTGCTAACGGTACAGCACCGTTGTTTGTACGAGCCTCGGTCGTAGGCTCAAATACACAGATAAAAGTTTTCATTGGTCTTGCCTCTTAATTTCCTGATTTTGCTAGTTTAATAGCTCGCTTAATGCCCGCTTTTTTGATAATTACACGCTTATATTTCCCATCAATGGGATTAGAGTAAGCCGTACCTGTTGAAGGGTAATATTCAACTCGTCTCTTACCTCCAATGATAGAAATATGTTGAGTGCCAGAAACTATCTCACTGTTATTTTCATGTTCAATAACAGATAGTTCAGCATCTAATACAGCATCAATTGCTAGATTAATTGCATCCATAATGTTCACCATCAGTAAGGAATTTCTTCATCTTCTTTAGCTATTGGTTTGCCCTCCAAGCAGAGAAGCATTTGGATCTGATCTTCTAACAAACTTGTTTTTACTTGGGCATCAGCTAGGATTTTTTCTTGCTCATTACGTAGAAAATCAATTTCAGCGTGAATGAGATCAGTTTGAGTAGGCTCTTTAAAAGGAACATCAACAGTGTGTTCAGCAATAACAAAACCTAGTCCAGCATTGGGATCGGCTTTAAATGCGTAGGCGTTATATTGGTAAGAACCATCGAACTGTTTTTGAGCATGAATATAGAGTGTGACTGTTAGGCTTTCAGGTTGTGCTTTCATAGCAACTCCTTTAAAATAACTGCGATCAGTGATTTATCATTGGTCTTGCCTCTTCTAGCGTTTGGTCGCGCTAGTAGAACTCCCGATAGCTTTGGTCGGCAATTCGGGGTAAAGGAACCCACTTCTGTGGGTTTTTTTACGTCTAAAATTTGTTGCCTGATTATTTATCCTCATCAGGCGGTTGAGGTTCCTGCATTCCGCAACGCAAGGATTCTGTGTATAATTCAGTCACCGCAACGTATTTAAGGAACTGAATTATGAGTGATAAAAAAATATTTCTTGGTATTTCTGCTGAACAATTTGTTTATGATATGGCTCTATCTTTAACCAGCAAAGATCCTGAGATATCAACTCCAGATGAATTCACTAAAAGAATGCTGGAATTAATTCCTGAGTGTCAAAAAGCAGTAGAAGCCAACCTACCTAAAAGTACAAGTTTCTTTGCTAGAAAACGCTAGCTATCTAATGATGCAAGAGCTGTTTTTAATATGGTTCTTGCTGTAGCATTTATATCGTTTTTATTATTGTTATATGGAGCTAATTCATTGCGTATTTTTAGGTTGACTTCATTAACCATTTTAACAATGTGAAATACGCTTAACTCATCAGATGGGAAGCTTGCCAGAACATCTTCGATAGTTTCTGTTGAATTTTCGGTAATACCGCCAACTTGAATGCTAATATCATTTTTGTTATATAATTCAATAAAAGCAGACTTAACTGAGTTAGCAAATTCAATCGCAGACTCTTTTGTTGGATGGCTATTTTTTAAAATATCAGCCAACGCAGTCGTTGCAATAAGTTGTACACTTTCTGGTAATTCTTTGAATTTCATATAACCCCCATTTAGATTAAGTTGCCCGTCTTTCCGAGCTGTCAGGTCTGCCTTGTAGCTTTGGTCGGTAACTAATTTAATTCCCTGGTATTGCTAAAAAATCTGCCGTTATGCCGTGGTAATCATGACAGGTCGCGATGAGAGCTGTGGTTCTCCTCCGACATAACAGCAAAACTAAATCTGAACACTTACCTAAACACTTGCTGTGTTTTGTTTTGAATATAAAACTGTTTGGATTGCTTTAAAGTTTAATTATATAAACTTTGTTGTCAATAGAAAAGTTCGTTTTTTTAAACTTAATTATGGGGGAATATGAAAAACCCACAATAAGTGGGTTTATAGAAGGGGGAGCTTATATTAAATCTTGTTCAATTCTTACACAAACACCAATAATTTCACAAGAATCATCAAATGGTATTGGTTTGTAATTAGGGTTGATAGGCATCAGATAATGGTTAGGGCCATCTGTAATATATTGTTTTATAGTTGTTTCATTACTAGATTTTAGTCTTGCAACAACAATTCTTCCGTTATAAATATCTTTTTCTGGATCTACAATTACTATTGCTCCTTCAGGTATTGATATTCGACTTCTTCCTGTAGTATCAACCATTGAATTTCCAATAACTCTAAGTGAGAAAGATTTATTAGATACTTTTGCTGTAGTTTCAACCCACTCTGTAAATTCATCAACTTGTTGCTCAAGCATATCTTTCCACAGTCCTGCTTGTACATATGAAACTAAAGGGACTCGTCTAGTGATATCTGGGCCAAGGGTGGCATTTCCCTTCGTTTCTTCGATCAAGCCTCCATCAATTAACCATTTTTCACTAACACCTAATACAGTAGCTAATGAGGAAAGGAATTTAGCAGACGGTTCTGAGCCACCATTAACCCATTGGCTAACAGTTCCTTTTGATGCGCCTGTTGCATCCATGATGTGTTTACTTTTTAGTTTTAGCTCACGCATTCTCAGGTTAATGCGATCGCTCATTGTTTGTTTTGTCATGTTTATATAATTAAACAAAATGAGTTTAATTTCTTGACTTTTTCATGTTTATTTATTTAAACTTTTATGTAATTCATAAAAGGAGATATTAATGAAAAAGCAAGATGTACTTAGGTATTTTGGCGGTACTACAAAAACAGCAATAGCGTTAGGAATATCAAAATCAACAGTAAGCTTATGGAAAGAAAATATTCCTTGGAAATATGCTTTGTTGATTGAAAAAATAACTAACGGTTCATTATTAGCGAGTATACCGACAAATTCAGTTTTAAATTGATTTGCTTTAATCAATTTTTCTAGCGACAGGAGACGCAAAAATGAATTTTGATATCAACATTATCAGAGCTGAAATTGAGGACTGGGCTGTAGAACAAGGGCAAGAACATGTTGCTATTGAGATTAGCCGAGCTTACTTACGATTAGTGATTAATCAAGAACATGGTCGATTACATGCCATTGAGGATCAAACGGGTAAGGCAGACTGGAAAGCAATAAACAATAACCGGCAACAGATATTCCGTTGGTTACGTGGTGATTCTCGCGCATCTCAAAGAAAAATTGCTGAGTTAATGCCAGCGATTGAATTGGCTCTACCAGCTTCGAGGTTAGCTCGAGTACGTGGAGACACCAAAAACTATTTAGCAACTGTAGCCATTCAGCGTTTTGCTGATGCTATGACTGAAATATTATTAGAGGGTCGTGACATGTCACACCAAATAAACAATGTAGTACGTGCACTAAATGAGATATCACGCCCGACCAGCGTGCATTAATTCAAGAGGCAAGACCAATGATTAGATCAACTGAAAAAATCACATACCGCAATGGGTTTATGCTGAATGATAAACCTGCTCATATCTCAGATATCCAACATATTTTTGATGGTAGACGCGTTATTGCGTTGTTAATTTGGGAGCAGTATGAGCGAGAAAAACAAAAATTACTGTCAAAAAATTTAACCCCTGAGCAGTACAAAAATGCTTGCCGTAATATAGCTAAAGCACTGGGGGTGTGAAATGAGTAATAAATTAACCGGCTATGTGTGGGATGCATGTGCTGTTTCAGGTGTTAAGGGTACCAAGTTAATGATCATGGTACGCCTAGCCGATTATTCGAGCGATGAAGGGGTTGCTTATCCGAGTGTTGAAACCATCAGTCGTCAAATTGGTGCGGGAATTAGCACAATTCGCAATGCATGTAATGAACTTGAGCGTGATGGTTGGTTAGTTAAAAAGCAACGTAGAAATGGCAATCGTAATGCTTCAAATTTATATTTTTTAAATGTCGATAAATTGGAAAAAATCGCATTAGAAGAGAACGCCAAATTAAGAAAACAACGTGAAAAACTATCAAATTTTCACCATCCAGATTCTGACCGTTCAGATTCTGACCGTACAGAAAACAGTAAAAATGTACGTTTTGACCCTCCAGAATCTGGCGTTCAAGGTGGTTTTCACCCTCCAGAATCTGGAGGCGATCCACAAGTAAATTCAAAACATGATCCACAAGTAAATTCAAAACATGATCCACAAGAATTACTCGAGGGGAAAAAATCGAAAAATAAATTCGATCCGAAATTGGCTAAACCGTCAAATGTGAGTGATGAGGTTTGGCAGGATTGGATTAACTTCAGGAAAGAAATTAAAAAACCGCTGACAGAAACCATGTGCAAGCAACAAGCAAAAAAATTATCGCTTTGCACCGATGCTAACGCTGTGATTTGTAATTCAATTGCCAATGGTTGGCAGGGGCTATTTCCTGAAAGATCCGTAGTACAAACTCAAAAAGTAAATTCTCACACTGGGTTTAGCGAAAAAGATTACCAGTCTCAAGATCCGCATTGGTTTGTGGGAGGTGGAAATGTCTGAACAAAATTTACTAACTGCGGTGAATATTCCACCTCGCTTTGCTAATGCGACATTTGAATCATTTGTAGCCTCAACACCGCTAGCAAAACATAATTTAAAAATTTGTCAGCAGTACGTCGAAACTTGGAGCGACCGAAAAAACGCAGGAGAGGGGCTTGTACTGTGTGGAACACCCGGAACTGGTAAAACCCACCTTGCAGTATCAATCGCCCGTCAGATTGCCGGAGAATTGCAAGAAACGGTATTTATTACCACTGCCTCACGTATCATTCGCGCTTTTCGAAGAACATGGGCTGGAAATTCAGAATTCAGTGAACTTGATGTACTTGAAAAATATTGCACACCTGATTTGTTAATTATTGATGAAATTGGTGTTCAGTATGGCACTGATTCTGAACGTAATATCTTGTTTGAGGTGATTAATGATCGCTACGAAGATTTGCTACCTACAATTTTGATAAGCAACTTGCCCGTTGTTGATCTACAAGAAATGCTTGGTGAACGAGCCGTGGACAGATTATTACAGGGGGGAACGGTATTAACGTTTAACTGGCCAACATATCGTAGAGGTAATCATCATGCATGAGAAAGAATTAGAACATGCGGTGATTAGTGGTTTGTTAGCTGGTGGTGCTAGTCAAGATGCATATGAGGTATTAGCCACATTACCTGAAGAAGCCTTTAGTTCTAGATATTTTCGTAATGTCTACAAAGAAATTAAAAAACAAGCGCTAGCAAGTTCTTTAATAGATCCCTTTTTTATTGCTGATGCGCTAGGTGAAAAAGGCGATTTAGCAAATTTACTTGAGCTATCTAAAACACCTATTTGGACAGCAAATTTAAAAGGCTATGCCTCAAAAGTTTATAGTTATTATCGTGTTAGAGAAGTCATTCAATTAATTTCCAAGTATCAAAATGATATTACTACTGCAAATAATCATGAACAAGCTGAAGAATTTATTCATCAATTTGCAACCCAAATTGGCCAGCTGACAATTGGTAATCAGAACCTACTTCCTGTGCATTTAAATACACTACTTGAAGGATATGTAGATGTTTTAGAACGCAGAAACAAAGGGGAAGATGCTGTTGGGATGATAAAAAGTGGTATTGAAGCTTTAGATGACAAAATTGGAGGCTTTAATCCAACAGACTTAGTTTTTATTGGCGGTCGTCCTGGGATGGGAAAAACAGAGCTTGCACTAACGATGACTGAGGGAATGACCCGAGATGGAGGCGGTGCATTATTCTTCTCGATGGAAATGTCCAATCAGCAAATTACTGAGCGTCTAGTTGCAGGTTCTGCTCAACTACCAATATCAACATTGAGACATCGTGGGCGATTGGATGATGAAGGATGGGGGCGTTTAAGTTCAGCACTAGGCCATTTAATGGATAGAGATATTCATATCATCGATGCGAGTAATCTAACTATTGAACAAATATGTGCAATCAGTGAAAACCACAAACGTAAATATCCAAATTTGAAAGGAATTTTTGTTGATTATTTAGGGTTAATTAAAAAACCTAAAGCAGAACGTAATGATTTAGCAATTGCGAAAATATCTGCATCTTTAAAAGGATTAGCAAAGAGGTTACATACGCCAACTATTGCGTTAAGCCAGCTATCTCGTGATGTTGATAAAAGACCTATTAATCAACGCCGTCCTGTTTCTGCTGATTTACGCGATTCTGGTAGCTTAGAGCAAGACGCTGACTTAATTTTATTTACCTATAGGGAGGCCGTATATAACCCCAATAGCCCTGCGAAAAATTATGCCGAGATCATTATTGATAAATTTAGACACGGAGAAACCGGCACAGTCTATCAAGAATTTAAGAATGGTCACTATCTGCCTACCGACCAAATTACAGCGTCAGAAGTGTCCAAAATGCAACAACAATCACAGCAAAACGATAAAAGACGTCGTTACGCAGAAAAAGCATTTTAGTTAAAACAGAGGCAAGACCATGACAATTAAAGACTCTCTTACTCACGAATCTCTCGTTCGTGATAATCACCCTATATTACCCGACGATGGGTTAGACCATACACAGTGTCATATTGATCGCCTCCATGCATCAGCAAGAGCGAGAACAAAAGCACCTTATCAACCTAAGGTTAAACCACAAAAATCGACGAGGTAATTATGTCTAGGCGTTCTTATTTGCCTGATGATTTACCTCACAATCGAGCTTTGTGGCCAGAAGAATATCGCGAGTTAGAACAACTTGATTTATTAGCTAGTCGATTAATTAGACAGCTTAAAAATCAAAAAATACATAGAACGCGAGTGTTGGTGGAAATTGAAAAGTTGCCTGAGGTACATCGGGAGTTTTTTAGAGATAGGTTGAATTATTGGCGCGAGGTAATGAAATTATGAAAGAGTATCCAATTATTTTTAATACCGAAATGGTACAGGCAATTCTTGCTGGGCGTAAAACTCAAACTCGTCGAGTTGTTAAGAATGTAATGCCTGATAATTGTTTATGGATAAAAAAACCGACCAAAATAAGAAATGGTACAACTACTCATGTATTGGATGCACCAAAATATAATTTATGTCCTCTTGGTAAAGCTGGTGATCGCCTTTGGGTTCGTGAAACATGGCAAGGACCATTAGTTGATTGTGAAAAAGCTTACGACTTATTTAAAGGCCCTACTCCATATCAAAAAGTAGAAAATTGTGTTTACAAAGCTGATGGAGTGGCTGTACCTGAATATATCGATTGCGATGATAATTTTCGGCAAGGCTGGAGGCCATCTATACACATGCCTCGTTGGGCTTCACGTATAACACTAGAAATTACTAATGTTCGCGTAGAGCGACTACAGGATATAAGTGAACAAGATGCTATTGCTGAAGGTATCACCAATATTTCGGTATTGTCCAAGTATATTTTTTCAACGTTGTGGGAATCAATTTATGGTTTTGACAGTTGGTCATCTAATCCGTGGGTGTGGGTTATTGAATTTAAAAAAGTGAAATAAAAAGTAAGAAAAAATCAGTGTTTTTATTTTTAAGAGGCAAGACCAATGGCAAAAACAGTAGCAGAACGTAAAGCGGAACAACGTAAACGGCAGAAAGAATTAGGGGTAACTAAAATTGAATTACTTGTAGATAATCAAGAATTGGAAATGATAAAGCGTAATTGTGTATTGCGCATGCCTGGTCGAGAACCGTATGGTATTGTTGAATACCTACAGATGCTCATTCGGAAAGATGATGCTGAGTATAAAAAGCAAGTAGAGAAATTATCTAAACGTAAATGTAAGCGTTGTGGTGATATATTACCTGTTCAGCAATGTTGTATGTCAGGTGATTCCGAATGTTGGGTCACTAGTGGATACAAAGAGTTGAAACTGGTTATCTAACTCAACCTATTGTATTATTACAGTATTGGTCTGAACACCCAATCCTAAATATTTGCTGTGTCAACTGAGAGTCAAGTATGGCACAGCATAGCTTTATCAAAATGTCTAACAATACTCTTGTACCAGCTAACCCTGTTACGAGAGATTTTCTACATTCAAAAATCAAGTGTGGTGATGTGCTTTCAGCTAATTTTAAGAAAGCTCGTAACCCTCGATTTCATCGTAAATACTTCGCATTACTCAACTTAGGCTATGAATATTGGGAACCAGTTGGCGGTACCATTTCACCTGAAGAAAAAGAGCTTGTGCGTGGTTACATCACATTCCTTTCATATTACACGGATAATGCTGACGCGCTCTTATTAGCATCCGATATCTATCTAGAAGAAGTCGCACAAAAACGTGCGCAAAATATCTCAGCAACAAAATCATTTGATGCTTTTCGCTATTGGGTTGTAGAGCAAGCCGGTTATTACGATACGTTTGAAATGCCTGACGGTAGTTTACGTCGTGTCGCTAAATCAATCAGCTTTGCAAATATGGACGACTTAGCATTTAGCGAACTCTACAAAGCCACACTCGATGTGCTTTGGAATTTTATCCTTCGTAAACAGTTCCCCACTCAAAAAGCTGTAGAAAATGCAGTATCTCAATTATTAAGTTTCACGTAGAGGCAAGACCAATGATCAAATCAAAGACCAAAGAAGAAAGACAGTGGCTATCAGATGTAGCAGAACTGGGTTGTATTTGTTGTCGCAATATGGGGCTTGGGGCAAGTAGAGCGGAAATACATCATGTTAGAACAGGGCAGGGAATGGCACAACGAGCAAGTCATACAGATGTTTTACCACTGTGTCCGCCACATCATAGGGCGTGTTATGAAACCGGCTTTCATGCATCACCTAAATCATGGCAAGAAATTCATGGTAGCGAGATTGAGTTATTAGAACAGACTAAGCAAGAAGTAATGGAGCTACGAGCATGTCGAGTATAAAGAGCATATCAGATGGGTTAAAACTTGATGATGATCAGGTTGCATGGATCCAGCCTTGGTTATCAAAATTTGGAGCATGGGTATATTCAGGGAGGATAGAAAAAAGGCAAAGCAGTATTATTGCTGAATTTATGGCGACAGTAGAAAGGCGTGATTATCCTGAGCGAGAAATGTGTAATGACGATGACGGAATGTTGATTGCTAAAGTGGTCGATAAAATTTATCACATAGACAGAATAGCGTTTACGCTCTTGTTACTGCGTTATGCCTTCGGTAGTTCAGATCGCGCTATTGCTCGTTATTACCACAATATAGCAAAACCGCGACAAATGATTAGGCGCAATAGAACGGTAGAATATAGAAAACCCTCGATGTCTACA